GACTATCGCATCCCTTTCGGGCTTTCTCACTTAGTCGTTCACGCTGCTTTCGCTTGCGCCCTGTCATCCTGTCGGACTTCCAAGTCAATCAGAGAAAGTTTTAAGTGCGCTAAGCTTAACGCACTGTGGAAATGGATCGCTTCGAAAGCAACTTCAACTTCATCATGCTCGAGCTGAACGTATTGAACCTTAGCGCCCAATTCGTTGATCAACGTCGAATAAGATAGGAAATCAAGAATGATCAAATCAAAGCTTGCACCTTCTCGGTTTCCGTATGCCAGAGCATTCGTAATACCTTCGGAGATGCTTTGAGATGATGCATTATAGCGAAGACCGCCCAAACGGGTAGGGTCTGCACTACGGTTTACACTCCAGAAGTTATCGTTGCTTGGAGGATCTACTGCTGGAACCCATGCAGCAAGACCTGACATACCGAGCATACCGGCGATCGTAGAAGATCCACCGATACCGATATCGCCAAGAACCTGTAGGTAATCAGAAGCACCCCAAGAAGATTGAGGAGCACCTTGTACCACTGTTCCTGAAATAACACCTGTCCCACGGTTGACCGATGTGATTTGAATCGCATCGACGGTGCCAGGAGTGTTTTGAAGAGCAGAGCCACCGTCAGTAGCACTCGCCTGAAGCGTCATACCAACTTCAAACTGCACAACTGTCTGTGGGTTAGACAGAGTGAAGGTTAAAGTAGGAGCGCTGTAACTTACGCCGGCAGAGCTAATTTGACCCCTTGATGCAGTACCACCAGCAAACAATTCAAACGCCATGTTGTTTGAAATGTTTCTAAAGCCGTTATCAAGAGTACGGGATGCTTCATCAACGAATGCACCGGCATTGCTCTTGGTTTGCTCCATAAGCAAGTTGGTTATCGTGCAAAGCTGATAATCTTGAATCGCATACACAAAATAGCTGACAACATCAGAAGCAGTTTGCTGATTCTGAGCGTTAGCAAATGTGTGTGAGCGACCTTGGGGGTTGCCGTCAACTTGTTACCGTAAAGGCTTTTTATCCTCTACTTCTTATGCTTCTCCAAATAGGCCATGCCGATCTTTCGCATAAGTTCAGCGTACATTTTCACTTTCGTGTCGGGCACTCTTGGTGGCTTATATTCTCTATCGAGGTTCATCCACTACGCGTTACGGTGAGCCAGGCTCTTTAATTCCTGCTTTACCACGGTATTCCCATCACAGGGTTCACCGTTTTTACCCGATTTTACTTGAGCAAGCAATCCACTCAAGAGGTACAGGTATATACTTCAATTTCCTATACCTACGCGGGCAAGTATTTTAACCCGCGAAACCATCTGAACTCTCATTCTTTGGAACAAGTGCAAGCCAAGGATTCTTGGAATACACAATATTCTTCATGTAGTCTTTGTCGTCTGTATACAATTCTTTAAGAGCCGCTAGCTGGTTACTGCTATTGGCATAAATAGGAGCTATTGCCATATATTTTTAATCCATTTTAACGTTTAAGTTGTCCGTAAAATGCCGCAAGAGCACGTGCCCTTGGAGACATTGGTACGGAAGCCGTATCCCTATTCGTTAAAGTCCTCATCCCAGATGTTCGTGACTGCGATTGCATCTGTGGAGGCTGCGGAGCTGAAATAGGTTGATAAACGCTCTGCATTTTCTTTAGCTTTGCAACTTCTTGGGCATCTTTAAACAACTCATCTTCGACAAGTTTTAGAGCCTCGGGAACATCTAAAACCTCTCCGGATTGTCGATAAGTTCGCTCAATCAGTTGCATCACTAAAGGGACATTGCGTGTGGCTTTGACCAGCTCATAATCAGAGCTATTTTCCACAAGCCTTTGCGCATCCATTCTCATTTGCATAAGAACTTGCTTTTCAGCCTGCGTCTCGTTATCAGTAAACCTTTTATCAATGCCTTCTCTCAGAGATTTTATCTCTGCTTTCAATGCATTAACTTCAGGGTTTTCCTGACTTGAGAGAATAGCTTGGGTGAGCTGCTCATAAGTCACACCATTATCCAGAAGTACTCGCAATGGCTCTGATTTCAATTGGGCTACATCGATTATCGGTGTCTGACTCTGCGATGATCGCGCCTTTTCTCTGTTCAGAAGCTCCCGTTCTCTCTGAAGGGCTCTACGTTGTTTTGCAAGTAGAGCAAGCTGAGGACTCAACGGCTGCCGTGTAACTGCACTATCAGCCGATTTCTGGATGGGTTCTTCATTAGCCTGTTGAGATACATAATCAGGCGTCGGATTAGCATTGGTATTCATTTTAAGGCCAGCCCCACTTGGGATCAAATTTCCTTGTGGGTTTAGATTTGGCATTCCGGAAGCTGGCATTGGGCTAATCTTCATTCAAACAACTTTCTATCTATGCCGCCATTGGCGCATTAGTATTGGGTATTAACGGTGACACAGGAGTTGGCATCGGATTTGCTGTCGGAGTAGGCATTGGCGCCTGTGCCGGTTGCAAAGCCATTTGCGCACTCTGTTGTAAAGTCTGAATCTGATTGAAGAATGTTCTTAATAAATCCGCCTTAGATTCCTCAAGATTTAGACTCATATAAAGATTGTAATACTGAATAACCAATGTCTGAGCCAATTGGAGATCCATAAATGGATCTGGCGGTGTGTATGTACCATCTTCAACAATAGCATCAAGAATCTTAAAGATGCGCTCTTCACTTGCATTATCGAGCTGTTCATTTTGCTCAAGATCAGGAAAGCGCATGAGACGCCTTCCTTCTTTAATGGAAAGCATTCCTGCCTGCACCTGCTCGGTGACGGTTGCAATGCGTCCTGAAGGAGACCTGGGCAGAGAAGATTCTGTGAAGCATTGGATCACGAATGGATCTTTGATGAGGGACATCTTTGGAAGATCGATCTCTTTGGTTCCATTTTTATTGGGATAAACAGTCTGATAGCTGCCAGTTTCTTCTGCTATCTCCATAGCAGTCTCGGTAATCAAATATGCTAAGTCTATATAGGCCTGTTCATACTTTTTCAAAAATAGAGATAGTCTTGTATCATTGACATCTTCGTAGGTACGTATCGCCTCTCCGCTATCTAGACCAGCTGGTTTTTGCGATGTAGCAGACATCTGTGATACACCGCACTGTTGAAAGCCATATTGGATAAGACGATCACGCTCCGCATAGAGTTCAGGCGCGTTACATGGGGCTATCTCATAACTAGGTTTGGTACCATGATACGTAACAATGACACCGATTTCATTGTTGTTATGAGCTTTTGCTACCTTAGACCCTTGCTCAATAAATACACGTGGTACACCTACAAGGTTGATAGCGCGTGAAATGGTATACATGATGCGATTGATAGACTGCTGGGTACCAAAAAGCTGGGTACCGAGTCCTTGCCCCCAAAATCCAAGGAAAGGCTCTGAGTATTTAACAAAGACAAATGGAAATTTATCTTTATGCCATTCAGGTTCATCAAATAGCACCCCCCCTACCGTCGCGATAGTATGGCGCCCAGGAATATATCCTTTGGTTTTAGGATCTGGCCCAGAAGCCAATCTCCATCCTTCTATCACCATGATTTGATCTGCTGTTGTGCGTCCAGAATCGGGGCAGTTATCGGGGTAGCTGGTAGGGCACATCATGATGATGGCTTGAATTTTAGGATCTGGATTGCAGGCAAGAAGTTTACTGCGATCAACAAGCTTCAGCTGGATCATCTGTTGTGGTGTGCCATTGAGGCTATCATTATCATCGCAATAGAGATCGGTAGCCATTACTCTATCTACACCGACTTTATTATCTTCGGTGCGGTAGACCTTTAAGATGCCTGTCCCCATGGAAACGGCATCACGCAACATGCGTTGGCCTTTTTCATATGCTTTGGTCTGGTAGAACTCACCTAATATAAACTGGTTAAGCTCTTGCGCCAGATGGCGCTCTTTATAATCAGCACCATCTGTTAAGAACTTAGGTTGCGGCTGATCTTGTGTTGCACGTGAAACAAGTGTGTCCGTGCACGCCTGGATTAGATTAAAAGTTGGCCGATCATCAGGAAGGCTTTTAGTGCGGTCCATTTGAGACACATTTGAGCCCGCATAAGAATATACGGAGAGACCGCAATAGAGACGGATTGAGACAGCAAGCTGTCTTATTCGGTAAGTTTGAGAAGTTTTGAGATAGCTAGCTGTAGCATCTAACTGTGCAGCTAGCTTCCTCTCATCCGTCTCTTTCCACCATTCAGGCAAAATTGATGCACCATCAAGCCCACCGGCAGTAGGGCGCGTTTGATAGCGGATCTTTTCTGGCCCTTTTTTCATCGGCTTTATTTTCATTAAGCACCTGCATTTTCGACTGCGTAATAGATAAGCTCATCGGCTGATAGCTCATCCGTTGGGATTGAGTCGGTCTCATTCGTCTCACTAGCAATTTTAACTGGCATATCGCCAAACTTGACCACTAGATCCTTGAATGTGATCGTCTCAATCCCGTGTTTGCGACAAATCTTGAAGAATTTGTCCAAGTCTTTAAGGTCTTCAAACATTACATATATCCAGGGTATTTAGGCATCCCAGTATGAGGATACTTATCCTTCTTTTTACGAGAGCTCATAATCCTTGCGACGATGTCATGACGATCCTCATCTTCTTGAGCATCTCCAATCTCATCACCTGAGTTTGCTCCGGTATAGTGTTGTTCAAGATCATCATCCTTGGACAAATCATCGAATTCGTTTGGTTCAAAATCAGCTTCGACATGTGTCTTGTTTGCTACTTTGCCGCCATGAGAATAATGATGCTGGCGTTGTTTCATGATGCGAGAGACCATGTCATGCTCTTCATGAGGAAAGCCCTGATTTTCTTCTGCATGAGCATAGTGCTTTTCTTGATGATGCTCGTCATCCTCATCCATGCCTTGAGCTGCGATTTCATGGGCTCCATGTTGATTGAGCATGCGATCATCTTCGCGCATTGCCATTTCATCATGCTTCTCATGTTCTTTTGGCATCGCTCCATAGCCGGTTTCTTTTTCTTCGTGAACGAAACCACCTTGGGCATATTTACCGCCATGGCACATATGGCAATTGGGCGAACCATGCGCCATACATGTCCCGCCATGAGCTTTATGCTCTTCATGCCCATCTCTTGTCTCATCTCTCTGACGCGCTTTCTTTTTCATTGCGTAAGCTATAGCTAAACTTTGTTTCATAGGTTTCCCTGCATGCATTTCTGTTCGAACATTCCTAGAGAACGATCTAGGAGATTTTCCCTCAATCAATGGCATCCTATTGTCCCTGCCCTTGGAATAGGTTCACGATCGTTTTGACAGAATTGAGTGCATTATCGGCAGTTGAAAGCGAGCTCAGAACTATGCTGATAACATCGCCAGAAGAGGCTTGGATTGTGACATACCCGCCCATGATAGGTTGCGTAGGGGTCGGGTAGCTATATTGCCCAAGTACCGTGGAGTTTTGCTTAAGAAGGACAGCTAGACCAGATTGTGCAGGAGTTCCATAAGAGCCCGCTGTTGATATCGCAAACGTAAACCCTGTCGCTGCCGTTCCATCAGCTGCTGCAGTCGCTTGACCAACTTGGATAGCGTTTAGAACTACTGAAGTCGTTGAACCAGAGACCGTGAAATATTTAACAAACGTTGCATCTGCCGCCAGAGCTGTGCGGGTAGCACCGCCTAAAGTAGACGCAGTCGCATTGGTAGCTCCGGTTACTTGGATTCCATGCAAGCCAGCGGGTGCAGGATCTACACCGGCAGAGTTGATGTTATACCAAACATAAAAGCCCTGAAGATTGTTTGGAGCCCAGAAAGTGAAATAGGTGCTATTTAAAGAGCCGCTAACATCGGCGACTGTTGTTACGGTTTGAATTTCAGCTACAGGATTTGCAGTGACTGCTGGACCGCCTGCAGCTAAATAAGGAAGGAAAGATTTAAAGGCGAGTGTATAAAGACCTGCTGTCACAACTGTGAAAGATTGAGTTCCGAGACCGCCAACAACTGTACTTTGGTTTGCTTGTAGTGCATTCGTCATAAACTCTTATTCCTTCTCTTCAAATTCTTCGTGATCTAATTCTTCATCTTCTTGCTTAATATATTCACAGAAAGATTCGAGGGCAGCTTTCATCGCACGTCGATCTTTAGATTCAAAAGCATCCAACATGTCTTCGGCGATAGCGTCCAAGTATTCATATTCGCCATCATCATCATCGCGGGTGCTTCGGACTTCGATTTCTATTGGTCCTGACATCCCACCTTCTTTTTGATTCTTAAGAAAAGGGAGCATTTTCATTCCTTTTTGAGAGAAATAGGTCTCAAAAGTTATGGAAATGGGTAGTTTTTATAAATGTGATGGGTATATTGAGTTTGTGCATGACGGCGTGGGAAGCAAATCTACCTATTAACCAGAGAGATCGGTTTCAGTTGATTGGAGACACGCAAGATACGGTGGATCTGTATCGAGCCCTATATCTCATTCATTGGAGTGGGGGAGATTCGGGGCGGCCGAAGTCGCGAACGGCTCATGCATACTTACTTAGCCCAATTCCCCTAAGTTACCCTCTTCAGGCCAATCACTTTGGGCAGCTTCCAGATGCTGTCTCTCACGCTCCCAGATGCTTTCAGACATTTGCTGATACCAATCCTTAGACCCTTTGATAACTTTCTTTTCAGCAGTAGTTGAGGAGTAATGATATCCGCATCTCCATGCATACAAAAAGGCATCACAGAGATGATTCGGCAGGGATTTATGCTCTTTCTTGGGATATTTAATCTTCTCGCCGTCTGTTTCCCAGACCAATGCAGCCATCTCTTCCCAAAGCGCACGGTTCTCTGGAATATTGAGAATCTTGATTTTACCTTGGATGAGGTCTGAATTGCAGAGTTCGATAAATGTAACTTTGTCCTGCTTGTCCGCATATTCGAAAGGAATTGAAGAGCGCGCGCGCATGCTCTCAACGCCCTGCTTATTGGCGCCATCAATTACGATCTTATGGGGAGCCATAAAGGAGTCTTTTTGAAATTCCTCGATCTTTTGGCAGACCTCATCAAAGGTCATCCGCCGTTTTTTAAAGACCTTCGCAATGAATAGATGAGGGCTGTTAGAGTGATACGCTGTAAGGCAGAAAGCGCTATCGTCCTCCCATCCCGTGTCGACTCCAAGTACAAATGTCCATCCCGTAGGCGACAAATGCGGTATTTCTTGGGCAAGATTCCGTACCATATCGAATCGATATACAAGTTTTTCCTCATCGATTACCCACTGATTAAGATACCATTGCTTATATTGCGGCGTCGCCATGTACTCGGGGCGTTCTCTGTGTATCTTCTTAATGGCCTCGTCCCATTGCCTTGATACATAAGGATTATCGTAAGCGCTCCACTCAAATAGCTTCCAGCCCTTCTCTTTGCCAATGGTGATATCATAAAAAAGTCCGCGCGGAAAATCCGATGCTGTCCCCATTAGACAGATAGTACCAGATTCCCCCTCGGTATTGGGATCGACCATTGCGGGGCCAAGAACACCATAAACAAGATTTTTGATATCAATCGTATACATGGAAGCTTCATCGATACATACCAGCCGGTATTTTCGCCCAAGAAGCTTGTTCATATCCTTTTCATCAGCATCGATACCGGTGACTTTGACCACAGAGCCATTCGGAAAAGTCATTGAGAGTTCGGACTGATTGAACCTAGCCTTTAAATCATATGCCCGATCAATAACCTGTAAGATGTCTTTCCAAATAATCGCCTTTGCCGAATCTCTCGTCAGTCCTATGAATAGACAATTTACGCCGGCGTTATGGAGAGCCTCGTTGACAAGATATAAACCTGCGGTGAACGATTTAGCGGAACGGCGAGTACAGAAGAGCACTTTCTGAGTGGCCTTATCTTTTATAAACCGCACCTGATGCTCGAATGCTCGCTCTAAGATATTGGGGATATTCTTCTGAGCTAAAAGACGCTGGGCGTATTCCTGATAGTAAATATCAAGGTTCATCTACCACTTTCTAGGTCTTTCCTGTCCTTTAGGTATCTTGCCGCTCAAGGCTGCGTTCAAAGCTTCGTTTCGTGAGGCAATCGCTGCCGCTGCTTCCGGTGTCTGAGCTATTTGTTCCACAGGGATGGGGGCAGGTTGGGGAATAGTAGAGGCAAAATCCTGCCTAGGCATCGCACGTGATGCAGGCCTATTCGATGCAGGTTGGTCGATCAGCTTGATTCTCTCAACGATCAGTTCTTTTACCGGTTTCGAAAGTTTATGATTAACAAGGAGATCGACCAAAAAAGAGAGTTCACTCATACAAATCGTACACACCATAGATCGCTGGAAAGATTAGGATCAGTAAAATACTCATATGGCATGCTGAAATAGCCTTGCATACCCCAAGATGACCCCCAGGAGTTTCTTACAATCCATCCCTTATCATCATATCCTACAATAGCAACCGCATGCCCTCCAACCATGGATTCATCGGGACTTGGCATAGGGATAATTCCTGTAGCTGCCACCTGATCGGTCATAAAGGAATCATAGACTGAAAAGCCAATAACGATTGGAAACCCAGAAGCCAGAACGGTCTTCATTGAATCGACATCTTGGTCAACAGCGCCATATTCTTTAACAATATCCTTTAATGCCGAAAAATAAGCTTTCATAGGAGGTCTAATTGCAAAAGCTTCGGGTTCATAGGGCCACATATCTTCTGGGCAAAAACCGAATCTATGCAGAGATTTTATACCATCTCTAATGGCTGCACCTGCATCGGTATGCACAGTACCTTCCATAGCTCTTTCATTATAATAGATAAACAAACGAGAAGGGATGAAAGCATCTGGTTTTTTCTCTTTCATCCAATCAAATTCACACAAAAATCCGATGGCATTAGCCGTGCAGCTTCCAAGTTGGCCTTGATCATAAGGTTCTGGACATTGAGATCTTAAATCTATTGTCTCCGGTAGGTTTCCAGCTCTTTGAACTGCAAATTTACGGTCTCTGAAATCAGGCTTTTGCGGCTTCCAACCAAAATGTCTTTTCATTAAATCCTCAAAATCAAAGTTTCAGCTGTCTAGTATATGACTTAGATATGAAGAAATTATAAAACCACCTTTGTGGTCTTACCCGTCTTGCCAGCTCCTAAACCTCCCTGTACATGCCCATAAGGTGTTTCCACCTGCGCTGAAATAATGCCGGCTACCATAGGATGGTGCACCGGTTCTGCATATTTGTGCGGTTTACCAGGTTCCATAGCACTGATATTAGCCAGCGGGACATATGATTCCTTATCCTGCCATTTGACTATGAGCCATTTATGCTCAGGATCAAACTCGAGCTTTAAACCTGCAAGCTTGCCTGGGTCGAGTTTCATACCGAAGTTTCGGCCTGCGAAAAATAAAGCGTTATGTAGATGTGCTATTTTGATTTCCATTGGTTTACCTATAAATGCGGATTGAACTTCCAGTTTTTGAACTTCTCACGCCATATCAAGCCACCAGTTCTAGTATAATGCGTGAAAGTATCAATACCGGCCGGTAATAAAGATTTAGCTATACCCTGTCTTCTCATATCCCTTTTGACACAAATATAATCTAGGATGTTTTTTCTATGCGCAGAAAATCCCAGAACTATATCAGGATCATCTGCAAGTACAGCAAGCTTTACAATGCAATCGGCGTCTCTAAGATTGCGTTTGAGATTGATCTCATAGTTTTTATAGAAAACAAACGAATCGATTTGCGAAAAAACAGGATTGCCGAAACGTAAGGTACGCAGCCAATTTGATAATATTACATTATGATATTGCGCAGGGACATCGCTGCCCTTGAACTCTAGAACTGTATAGCTGCTTTCAGGTTCAGTCATTTTTCTCTTTCAGATTCAATTGAGCCCGAGTGAAATACCTGATCCTCCAGGCCATAATGTAGCGCCTGATAATATAGCGAATCGTCTTACGCTCTCTTGGCATTCCTAACTCGGCAAGCTTTTCTACCATAGTTTTTATCTTAACGCCATCCGCATACCACTGCATGATAAGCTTATCTATGGGGCGCTTATATTCTGTATTGGGATTCATGACTTTCATGTTGACCAGGATAAAATATTCTTCCTGTGCAACCCTTTGGAGGGGGGCTAGCTTCTTATAAACTTGGATAATATAAGGATCTTCATTTGTATTTTCGATATCCTCGATATAACCGAGGCCATCTTCTTTTAAGCGTCGATCCCATTCTCTCTTCAGGATTTCATATTCGCTAGGCGTTATTTTTTTTGACACTTAGCATCCTCATTATGGCGCTATTGAGTATCAAATCTTTTATTTTGATCTTAGGAGCATCCGGATGCTTTGGCAGCTCAGATTCTTGAAAATGCTTTTGAGCATCCTCATGGTGAGCTTGGGATTGGCCGGTAATAATATATCCCTTGAGCATGGCCTCAAATTTCATCTTATTCCAACGCTCTTGCGTAGCTTGCAGCCTTGCTTCCGATTCTTTCACCCCGGCATTTTCGCTGGGTAAATGCTCTTCATAATGTTGGGCTATCGGAAATAGATTTTTCATTTTTGTTTTCTTCAGATTCTTTCTTTGCCAATCTTTCCTTTGCTCTTTGTCTGTATTCAGTGCCGATATCGTGAGCTATTTGATTGGCTGCACCCTTGCGGAGCGAATGTATAAAGAAAGCATCTGGTTTATGGGATTCAGTCGGGCCAAGATGGAGAATCATGCCAGCTAGAGTGCATTTTTGAGAATCAATGAAGATTTGTTTCTCATCATCTGATTTTAAATGCTCTGTAGGCAACATAGCCCCCGCAATCATCCTATCAGACCATTCCTCAAATTCCTGACGCCCAAGAGGTAAAGGACGTGGTTCCATCATCTGATCAACGATTACATCAGGAGGCGTAGATTGTAAGTTTTTGCCGCGCATTTTTGGCAGGACAGAATCTATGATTTTCATTTATTTGAATTTTCCTCTTCTCTTTGTTTTATGAATTCTTTGAGTTCTGCTGTGGACATATTGCGGATCTTTTCACGCTCATAATCGATTTTTGCTTCGATCTCTTGCTTGTCTCGCCATTGATAGCGATTCTTCATGTTAAAAATCCAAATGGATGCATTGAGTGAGCGCCCCTCTTTCTCATTCCACATTCCTTCGATGCCTGCCTCCTCCCAAAAACGCATACCTTGGGCATGCCCTTCTGTTTTGGCGTCTAGAAATTCGCGGTGTTCTTTGGACCATGTATAGAGCGTTTGGATGCATGTTTTGATCACACCGGCAAAGCTTTCAAAAGAGAAACCTTTCGCCATATGTTTAACGAGCATATCACAATATTTGGGATCGTATTTGGTAGGGCGCCCAACGGCCATAGAGATTTCATTCCGATCATATTGAAGCAAAGGGGACCGCTGACTAAAACCGAATCTATACCCGAACTGCTGCCGCCAGCGATCCTTACCAAAATATTACTGAGTTTGGCTGTGAAATCAACGGCGAGTTATTTGGCGGGGATTTTGAATTTTCGGGCTTCTAAGCCATACATTGTATAAAAATAGCCTTTATATATTCGGCCCTCCCTTAAAATACCCCGTATGTATCTGAGATGCCTTTCCCCTAATTCTTGAGAAATGACGGTAAAGACTTCCATTTGAATAATTTGCCTTTTCTTCCCCATCCTTTTATTTTTTCTCATTTATATAACCTCCCCTAAAGTTTTTCGCACGAGTACCGATAAGATGTATGTAAATAAAATTTGGGGGGAACAAATATGATTACGACAAAATTACTTAAAACGATGATGTCAGTTAACGCCGCCGAAATAGCAATTTCTTACCATGATCTGATTGTTTACTTGATGGCGCAGGGGTTTTCTGAAGCAAAAGCTAGGAAGATTGCAGAGAAGGGGATTAAGAGCTTAGAAAGTAGATTAAACTGGGCTCTTAATAACAAGAAATAAGCGGGTCCCCTCATATAGATAGGAAGGGCAGTTCAGATTGGGGACTGCCCTTCTTTATTTCGTATTAGAGTTCAGATAATAATATAATTACAGTAATAAATACTAATGTTTTTCCAAGCAAACGCCAAGATATTGGTTGTTCATAAAATAAAATATCGGCCGCTATATAAATCATTGCTGATATCATATAAGCCGATATTTTCTTTAAGGTTCTTTTACTGGGAAGCCTCATTTGTCCTTTTTAGATGAAAAAATAATATCGGCAGCGACAGCACCGGCTGCTCCTTTCGCACATCCAATACATAATGCTTGAAATCCTTTTGGTGCTTCAGTAATAGCATTTGCTACACATCCCTTACCAGCAGTTTCAGCATGCTGCATTGCATGTTGCCTAAAATTATCATGAACTTCTACAAACTTTGCAAAGTCCATATCATCCATATCATCTTGGGTGCTTTCTACGTTTGTAATAAGAGATGCTGCTATAAATGCTAAATGTAAAACCATGAATTATTCCTTTCCTTGTACGGGGTCTTGAGCTTCCATAAATTCCTCGAAATCCATTGTCTTGTCATCTGGCTGGAATATCGGAGGCAAATGCATATCGGATGCAAATATTCTTATAACTAAAAGAAACGGGATTAACATTTTTAATATTCTTTTCTCTTACAATTTTCTGTTTTATCTGTAGACATATAAAGAGGCACGCATGAACGGCAATAATTTTCGAGAGGGATTTCATCAGGGCAAACAGCTTTTATAAAAGTTCTTCTCTCTTTTGCATTGCAGTTAAAATAAGGATCTCCTTGGGAAGGAGTAAGTTCCTGTTCAAGAACCCAGAAATAATCTTGCTCGGTATACCCAACGCCAGTAATATATTTAGTTCTTGGCCCCTTGCGTGGATGCCAGGTTCCTTTTTCCCGGGATTTTCGTTCATAAAAACTCATTTTTGCTTCACGACATTGGTAAAATCCGCCCTTATTACACCAATCTTTACGCAAATCATCACAGCGCATTTTATGGGTATAAACAGGATCTTTATAACCTTTCCCAAAAAACTGATCGATGAAGGGAATTCCTGTATTTGCTAGACAGTTAAAACCATCCATCAGGCAACCCAAGAAAGCTGGGTTTAGATCAAGACCTTCAGCATGAAGTGCTTGAAAGCCAGAAAATGTTAAACCAAATGTCAATAAAAGAGATTTACCTAACATGAACCCTCCATCCCGTAATTGGGAGAGGTGGTTATAATTGGCTGCTCAATTTAAACAAGAAAAAAGAGAAACTTATAAGCCGCTGTAAATACAGATTATTACCGAAATATTACGAGAGAAGAATTTTTATAAATTCTTCTCTTTGAGCGGGCGTAGATTTTGCGAGAATAGGGCCGAATATCGCATTAAGTTTTTCAGCCATGTATTGTAATCGGTAAGATTTTATGGATTCGGGGAATTCATTTTGCATAAAATCAAGGTTTGCTTCCATCGCATCAATGCAGAGATTGACGTACTCGCGTTGCAATCCGCAAAATTCTATGAAATGTTGACAACCCGTGCGGGCGGCATGGTGGTAGAAGAAAGTGGCTGCTGAATTCATTTTTTCTAAACTAAGTTCGAGTTCATTTCTTGTGTTTTCATCTATCGTCATCTGTATACCTCCAAATTCAAGAGGTAATTCATTCTCACAATATTTGAAAATTAAGAATTCTTATTTAAGCAATAGAGATAAAATTTCTTTACATTTTATATATTTTTCGAACCAAGCAGGTTTTAGGTAAGAAGAATAGGGAGTATAGCCCTCAATGTCCTCGCTGAAATATTCGCTGGCTGCTTTGGCAAGTTCAATAAGCTTCGGCATATGTTCCCGTGACATTTCTATGAATTTTGCATTGATTAATTCTTGTCGTCTACTATAGCGCGCTGGTTCCAAGCCTTCTTCGCCCTTGATAAGGGTAGATCCCATTTCACATACTACATGGTTTTTATCTCCACCCCATATACTGCCACGATAATTGCACCCACATAGACGGTCATGGTCTTCGCTTTGAAGATGAAAACATCTATTCCAGGGGCCGGCACTTGCTTCATTGCAAAGTTTTTCTATCTCTAGAAGATTCATATATATCCTTTGGTATTTTTGTAAATTGCGTTATAACGCCTGTGCAGTAGGCTTTTCAAGCCTTTTAAATGTTTCGTGAATCTTACAATTTCTCAAAAGAAGGGTATTACACATGAGATTAAAAGAACTAGCAGCTTTGACTCTACTCCCATTAGCTTTCTCTATAAGTTGCGGCAAGAAAAATGATGAGCCTAAAGCTGAAATCAAAGTTACTGTCCCAGAAAATCCCCCGAGTATCCCAACTTCTCCCCCTTCTAACCCAGATGATTCTACTAACCCTACCAATCCACCTGTGAACCCGCCGGTGATGCCAACTTTTCCTGAAATAAACCCTCCGATTGCATTTGATCCACCGGAAGCTTTTATGCACCCAATCGAAGGCATTTGGCAAAATGCCGACTGTAGTCAAGCCACAAATGGCTATGTCACCTTCATTCTAAGCATCGATAAACTCACAATAAAAAAGACTTTGGCACGTTTTAGCGATGAAAAATGCACAATTTATGTAAATGAATGGGAAAAGAACAATGAGTTTATATATAAAATTAAAGATGCTGAGATCGATTTAACAGTTACCAACGATAAAATCGGTATCGATGGTTTTGACCTTGGCAAGACTTACTATAATGTATTTCAAATAGCAGATAAAAACGTCCTCTATTTTGGCAAAACCTATGCTAAAAGCCCTGAGAAGCGAAGCTATGAAATGGATTATGAGGATAAATGGCTGAAGCTGGATAATCATCCGAAGTTCAATGTCAAACCAGGTTGCGGTGTTCAATAAACCCGTCTTGAGCTTTGAATGCATCGTACGATAAGCCTTACCGAGTTTGTGACTCTTGTTCACTAGACATCTGTTTGGTGAACAGCAAACTATCATGATCAATAGTTTGACTATCTTGTTTTCCATTCCATGAGTTTGCGCCTACCATACTCAGCGATGAGCAAAGCTTCCATTACGCCTTCATGCATTTTAAGCGCTCTTGCAGTGCTTCTAGGAAGAGATATTCCTGGGAAAAGACGTTCTACTGCTTGCTGAGATTTCTGTTTAGTCGTCTCTCCCCGACATCCTGCATGCATCGATTTCGCCCAAACGTGCGGTGATACAAGCTCATAGGGAATACCGAGAAAGCGTAAGCAAACATCGAGCTGTCCATTGTGATAACCAAAGCTAAATGTTGATTTAATCCCATTGCCAGGACGCGGATGCGCCTCCTCAAGGAAAATCAAAGTAGGTTCTCTAAGGTCCTTAAAATCTTTGAGCATATCGTGAAGCTGCAAAGGGTCCTTTGGCATAATCTCCTTGAGGATCGGCTCACCATTTTTATTTAAGGCGACGATGCCGCCCTCTCTGCCCGGGTCAATTCCAACTGCGATCATTCAACTTTCCTTTGCTGCTGGTTAAAATTCTCATATTCGGCTATAAATTTCTCAAGGCGATTGACACATTCCTGTTGGTCGCGAATTGATATGGCGAGATATGGGTCCTTATGACCCTTGGCGGTCTTCTGCTCCTCCAGCAATCGAGCCAAAAGATCATGCTCGCTTTCTAATGCCTCTTTTAACGAGTTTAGGTCCACCCCCGCATACTTACTATTACCTGACCGCTTATCGTCGACTCCTGATACACGCCCCGGCTTTTTAGCCACCATCGGGATCACAACTCCACCCCCCGTTTTCGGTTTCTCCCCAGATGGATTTAAATTCTCTCTCAAAGTCCCCTTCCCGTTCCCGCCCCCAGCCGTGTCGGCGGCCGCCATACTGTAAGACTTAAATAAGGGAATAGTAGGAGATATAGATTTATCCCTAATTATTGAATTTCTTAATAATGGGTCCGTTTGTGTACCATCTAACTCCCCGCCGATTCCTGTCTCCCTTGTCTCGCAGGCAAACTGACTGCCCAAGTCACTCCACTTTTTCTGACCATTTTCCGGGGTGACTCCACCGCATTGGGTGTCTCCCTTGTGGGACAAGCAAACTGACTGCCCATCGCCATCCAATGTCTTGTCTTTACTAACATTTGTTTCGGCGGACTTCTCACCGATGGCGGGGTATTTGAGGCAGGTTATAATCACGCCATTTTTGATATTCTGGATGGAAATCTCGCCATCATCGGCCAAGCTTTTTAGAAATCTTCCCGCCTGGCGATATCTTGAATCTTGCAAAGCCAAATTGTCGCTGATCTCTTTATGGCTCGTTAGCACCTGGCCACGAATCAGCGCTATTGGTGTTTGGCGATGTTTTGCGATGCGCGGCTCGTATTCGGCCCATGCGTAAAGTAGCGTTAGAATGAATCGCGCCTCTAGAGGCTTATCCGCATCCATCATATAAGCGCGAGGTATCGGTGCCCATTTGCCATTGTATCTTGTCATTGCATTAACTTTCTTATTGCAAGGACCTCAGCCGTGGGATATGTAGAGGGTACATCTACCATCTGTACGTGCTGCTGAAGTTAAAGTCTCGACAACGATTAACTTCAGTAATTGCGTCCAAGGTTGTTGTTTAATCCCCTGGGCGACTGCTTAGTACCCGTAGCTCGGGGGAACTCTTCTCTCTTAGCACAAAGCCATACAATTTTGTAAGCCCACAAAATCCTTGGCTTAAGATTTAAGCTGAGCTATAAGCTATAAACTAGTTGGGAACACCACCCTTCTTTTGAGATTCGTTAGAAACTGCAGAAAAGCCTGGATGAGAAATCGTCCGGGCTTTTTTGTTTGATCCTTCAAGTTCCTGTCCTTCTTCTTCTCTTATGAAATATTCCAACTGCCGTGTGATATCAATGAAAGCTACTGATTCCCCATCAGCGGAATGTCTTCTCTGAACCAGAGAAAAATCAACATTATCAGTATCAATTTTAATTTGTTTAAAATTGTAAAATGATCTGAATACAACCTTATCATCCGGCTTTGCATAGTTTTGCAATAAATAAACCAAATCCTTTACATACATTTTATATTTCCCTTCTTGTATAAGGATCTTTGATCGTGTATATACCCATGTATAGTTATATTTACTTTCTGTCTAGGGTAAAAAATATGCGTGAGAAACTAAGCAACCCTCAAATGTTACGACTACCTCCTAAGTTACTAGAAGATTGCATAGCTCTTGCTAAAGAGCGGGGAGTAACTACAACCGAAATGTTTCGCATGCTTTTAGATAAGGCTTTATATGGGGATCTACGGATGCCTGTTAAAAAGAAAAAGAAATGACTCAAAATTCAATATTAATATGGAGTCTTATAATTACTAACGCTGTTACCTTTGGTTTTTATATAGCCTCTTGGTATAGAATTACAAAACTTGAGCTTCTCTGTATTAGCGCGAGTGAAACTGCGTACCTTTATAAAAAATGCCTTGAGACGGAAATACAAAATAGAGAGAAGAATAAATAAATGAAAACTTCTGAGCAGATCAATGAACTAGCGGCAGCCCTTGCTTTGGCCCAAGCTATTATTAAGCCCGCCCCCAAAGATTCCACAAACCCCCACTTTCGTTCGCGATACGCAGATCTTGCTGGAGTGATGGAAGCATGTCGAGCTCCTCTTGCCACCAATGGAATTGCGCTCGTTCAAAGTGCATCTACAACGCCTGAGCGATATGTGCGTATCACAACCCGCCTCATACATAAAAGCGGTCAATGGATAGAAGATAGCCTCGATTTAAAGCCTTCTAAAGATGACCCGCAAGGTGTCGGCTCCTGCCTGACCTATGGTAGACGATATTTGGTCTGTGCAATGGTAGGTGTTACCGCTGATGACGATGATGATGGTAATGCAGCCTCTAATGTTACTAACAAGCCTAAACAACCCAGTGGGCCACAGACAATTCAGCAGCCACAGCCTGCTCAGCAACAAAGTGCGAGAATGTTTCACGTGAAAGAACCTAAGCACAAGGAATGGGCGGAGAAAGAACTCACCGCAAAAAACATCCCGCAAAATCTTCATACGGAAATTTTAAGTCAATTAGACGGCAAAGATTTCAAAGAATTGGTGAATATCGTAAAACATATGATGGAAGGGCTATAATATGGCGAGCATGAATCGTGTGACCCTAATCGGCAATATAGGCGATAAGCCTACTCTTCGTACTATTGGCACCGGTAAAGAGGTTTCTAACTTTTCATTGGCGACAAAAGAGATCTCTTTAAAAGATAATCAAAAGACCGAACAGACGGAATGGCATAGGATCGTAGTTTGGGGAAAAACCGCACAAAATTGTGCTAATTATCTTGATAAAGGCAGCCTTGTCTGCGTTGAGGGGCGCCTTCAAACGAGAAAATTCAACAAGAACGGCTTTGATCAATACACGACTGAAATCATTGCTTCGAATGTGATCTTTCTATCCAATTCAAAAAAGACTCAAGAACCCGCTCAAGAGAGCTCTAATACAGATGCATTCCCTTTCTCAGAAATACCATTTTAAAGATAAGTATTTTCTTATGCTTAGCTTAATCGTATATCTCATGGGCGAAAGGAGTTTCTTATGGAAGAACTCATTTTGTCCCACAAAGTGGAATATGATTCTGAAAGCATCTCCCAATATGCTATATCCGACCGCGATCATGTCTTTCATTTTTGGAACTACTCTCCCACAAAGAGGCCATTTAAAAAGTCTCAAGGCTTTTGTATCAGTAAGCGTTGCGATTTCGGCGAAAAATCCTTTAAAGTCGCCAATCATTTCCGCAAACCCAAGATGTTTTTTTCAAAAGATCATAGTGTACATGAGTGCCCTAAATGTAAATCATCCCTATTTTGGTCAAATCAATGGGAAGAATTATGAAAGTCTTAGAAATCCTCTTCATCCTTCTCTTTATTCTCTTCATGTCCTTTAGGATTTGGAATGAGTGGAAAAGATATAAAATCTTTAAAATGAGCTATGGGGAGCTAAGCCCGGAGCAGAAAATGACATATTTATTGTTTTCACCGAAACCAAAAGAAGACTGCGGCGAGCGAAATTTCTAACGCCCGACGCAGCTATATGGAGGAAACGCAACCTTACTTAAACACTCACTTCATTAAACACTCATTTGCTAGCTAGTTTTATGAAGAAAGTGAGTTTTTGACCTTCATTAGCGCGTGGTACGCCGCTTCAGCAAGCTTAGCGCTATCCGAAAGAGACAAGGTAGTAAGATTGGGTAGGATTGCTGAACATGTCTCATCCGCCTTATCAAGGATAGGGTTTGAGATGCCCATTTTTTTGAGAGTATGGATGCCTTCGCACAACAATTCGCCGATTTTTTCGATGCTTTGAATATCCATGTAATAATACACCTCTCGGAAATTCCTAGTAAGTATAGGCCGGTATCACAAAAAACACCTATTTGTTTTATATGGCGTGAATATTGCATGCTAAAGTTTTAAACATAACTCTCCGAAAGGAATACGTATGAAAAAGAAAGCGTCAAAAAAGAAAACATCTAAAAAGAAGAAATCAGTAAGATTGAGCAAAGAAACAAAAAAGGAGATTGAGCTCGTGCATCGCTTGCGCTCAACTCCCTTTGCCTACCATGCGCATAAGCCAAAGAAAAAAAGAAAAAGAAAGAAGATTGTAGCTAACCCAGACAAACGAAAAAAGGATTGGTTTTTTACAGTGGTGAAAAGCTTTTATTAACAAATTTCATTCAATAGCCTACCTACGTCGTCTTGCCCAGATAGAACCATAAACTGTCATGGTTGAAACCGAAAATGTAGATTGAGCTACTAGATAAAAATCTGTTGATGCATTTATTGAGATATAAGATTGTGCGTTTAACATTGAATCAAAGTTAGCCGTTGGGACCTCAGCACCTTGTGACACAGCAATTTTTATTTCACCGCTTGTTGGCACCGCATTAGTATCAGCAGCTGGCAAAGATGCTGATGTTTTTGAAATTGCAACGAGTATTTGTGTGATACTGGTTGTTGCCGCCGGTATAAAACCGGCATTTGCATAGATATCCCAGTCACCCGCAGTAAGGGTTAATTTTGTTGCGGTGACGTTGGTAGGGGTATTACTGGAAATAGATGTGGCTGAAGAACGCACCCGCGACTGAATCAGCACTTCACCGACAACCCCAGATGCTGCGCTCGACCCATCTGTAACACCATTGATTACCGGCTGGCTTATAGTAGGTCCATTAGAAAGAACGTTATTGGTTGTTCCCGTGGATGTTGTTACCCCCGTCCCACCGTTTGCTACAGCAAGAGTTCCGGTGATATTGCCCGCAAGATTGATAAGCTTAGATATAATACTACTCATTAGCTTGCCCCATTAACTCTAAAGCTTCCCGACGTCGGAGCTCCGCTTGTTTGTTTAATTTGAATTGCCGTCGTAGGTGATTTGAGACCATTTGCTACAAAATCAGTAGAAACTTGATCTCCCGCATCGAGAATGAAATTTGTCGTCGTTCCAGCATCCATACTAACGCTTATTGATGCGTTCGTATTATTTCGCATATAAAGAATTTTAGTATTAGCCGCAGGCGTAAATACCGTTTGAAATGCTGAAGTAATTGATCCAAAAGCAAGATTACCTTCCGCTTGCCATGTTGCAGTTGTGCCACTTGTTGCTTGGATTGCATTTGTTGTTCCCGGCGTGGTCTGATCTATGCCAACTTTTCCCAATAAGTTAGTTCCGGCGGGAAGAGCATTCGTTATTGCAGTCACTGCGGTCACTGTGGAGACAGTCGTAACAGAAGCAAGACTTGAATCACTGGATACGGTCACACGTGGAATACCAGCCCCACTTGTCCCAGTCCCCGTGACTACGTTTGAACCCCCAAATTGGGCGACGTTTACAGAACCAGTTCCGCCGCTTGGGTCAACTTTCACGGGTGTCATACTGGCTATACCCTGAATAGTAACCACTCCTGTAGCTGCGGTGCCCGCTGTTCCCGAACCAGTTACAGTCCAAGGACCTGATGCCTGCGTAACTGCTCCGATGGTATTGGAACCTGCTGGCAATGGTGCATTTACTTGTACACCATTGGTGGTGCCAGGCGTAGTCTGATCTATCGAAACTTTGCCGATAATATTAGTACCCGCCGTCAGCCCAACATTTCCTATTGTATTAGTTCCTGCTGGAATAGGGTTATCCAGCATAAACTGAGATGAAGTGGAATTTGCTCGTAGATATACAACGGCAGTGCCAGATGCGACCGAACTACCGCGGACCCTAACAGCGGCCGCGCCAGAACATTGCATTGTACCAGCACCATTAGCTGCGAATGTGAGGGCTAATGCACCGGTTTGAATAGAAGCCCAGGTAGTATTATACCAAGTAACGTTATCTGGGCTCCATTCAGTAAAAAGAGTACCTGTCCATGTACCGGTTACTTGAACCCCTACAGAAGCATAACCGATTGTAGAAATTGATACACTTTGGGTACTTGAAATATTTCCTGTCGCAGTACTGTCCACAAAAGCTGTCGGTTGCGTAACGGCGGACCCATCAACCTTTAAACCGTTTGCTGTACCTGTAAGACCAGTAAGGTTGCCGCCAACATTCATACCGGCATATGTAGCATCGGCCGGTACAGCATTTCCAGTTGCACCGACGGAAGGATTCGTCGCTGTCACAATACCCGAAACAGGAATAGGTGTTCCTGAAGGATCTCCTTGGACCGTAAGCACACCCCCAGTTTGAACCCCAGGCGTTCCTTCACCTTGTACGGTTTGCACTGTAACCGTACTCACTCCAGTAGCAGGATATTGCGCATAAAATGTACTCATATTAAGCCACCTTTCCTGCAACAGTAATTGTCATCGTTCCAGTACCACCACTTGCCGTATATAATAAGCGACATGCATAGGCACCCGTTGCGGTTACATCAAAAAAACCATTGCCAGAATTTCCTGAAATAGAAACTGATGTTTGAAGAGCCCCATTAACATTGATAGGGGCAATATTCCATGTCCCGGCATTTGCAATTTGACCATTAGGATCAAGCGCATAATCGTTACTGATTTCTAAAGCCAATGTTCCGGTAGGAGATGTTCCAGTCCAAGCGATGGCATAACTTACCATCGACAAACCTTGCAAAACCGTTGCAGAAGTATTGACTGTCGAAGCCATATTAAGAGAAGAGGTATAAGGACGTAATACAGTTCTTGTACTCATATTTCATACCACGCTACTTGAGGGATTGCTAAAGATGTGCCAGCAGCAGCTTGTTGGGCAGTAATCAATATGTTTGCGCCCTGATCTATGACAAGGAGAATAGGCGATGTGAAACCATATTGGCCGGATGCATAGACATCAATTAGTGTACCATTGCTCGTTATTGTAGAGCTTTCATAACAGCTGGCAATGCTGGTTTGCGTAGCCCCACTTCTCATATTGACCGCAGATGTCGTACTGCCTGCCGCATTTATAGTGGGGTTTAAATAGGTCCGAAAAACAACCGGGTTGTTATTGGAACTAAAAGCCCTCATGAAAATGAAAATGCTTTTTCCGCTTCCGCTTGGATTCTTTATGACCGTTGTCGGGGTCTCAATAGTATTTGAAATAGAAGTTCCAGCTGCTGGCAAAGTAAAGGTATTTCCAAGATAAGTCTGCTTGCCATTTAAATCTAAAATGGCTTCTAAAGGCAGCTGCGTCTGCGTTAGCGGTGCTCCCATATAGGGGTCTCCTGTTTATAGGGTAAGCATATTAGGGGGTTCTCCCCTCAAAGATAGTGAAAATGGGTAGCTTTATACCCTCAAGTTTCGTTTCCTAATGCCGATAAGGTATATAAGAGGGAGGACTAGTCATGATCATCAAATACACAATTGTTACGATAGTAGGACTAATCGTACTTAAATATTTCAACCCAAGTGCTGGCGTTTCTTTCACGTTAGGATGTATGGTCTATGGATTTATGCAAGGAAATGAATCTTCTAAGAAACCTTCTGCTGACGAGTAGCCGTCGCTTGAGGTCCCGTCAAAAAGGCCTGTGAAGATTTTGTGAGGGTTGAAGTCCCTCTTTTATTTTTAGAGGCTTGGGGGATGCCCTGAGATTGTGGGGCAGGCGTTTGAGCGAAAGTGGCTTGCGCAGCTAGGATGTTTTGCGGCTTAAGCTCCGAGGAAAGAGGAGATCCGGTGAGAAGACTCAAACTCTGTCTCATTTTGTAACTTGGTTTTTCACCTTTAAGCTGCGCTTCCGTAATTCTATTTGTCAATTTTTGTTGAAGAATATTGTTTATCTCAGGATACATCCCATTAAAATGCAACATATCTTCAGGCTCTAACATGCCTTTAGCGGCTTTGCCCATAACATGAAGTGGATCTATGGCTATCTTTAAAGCTCTCTCGTAAGAGCGTTTCTGTTGTGTTTGATCTGGTTTTGGATCGAATGCAAGTTTGGGGCTATTATCCTGCGGTCTCAAATTAGAAAGGTAATTTGAAATTCTACCCTTTGCCGATGCAAGAAGCATATTTTGCTCAGGATAAAGATTCGCTAAGGGATGATCATGAAAGATCCCCGGCTTAGATTTATTTTCGTTGGGGTTAAAATCCACCATACCACCCTCTGCTAACCCGGGCTGAAGAGGGGGCAAATTTTGGTTTTCCATCTCATTGTCGATATCCTGCTGAACGCCGCCGTTCTTTATCCATTCATCGACCTTATCCATGGCTTCTTGCGTTATAGGTGTTTGGTCCAAATAAGGAATCGATTGCTTATAGCCTTCTTTGAACAAACCATTTACCGAAGAGTTTAAAAGATTCTCTCCTGTAGAGATCTGTTTTGAATAGTTTAAAAGCGGGGCTAAATCTCCGGCTGCACCTTCAGAGAGCCATTTGGTAACGGTAGGTACTGTATATTTGCCGAGTTGGCTCATTGGTTTTTTGATAGCCGAAGCTAAAAAAGGTGTAGCCCAATAGCCGAGCTCACCTACTTGTTTTGATAATGCATTAGCACTTGTTGCTGCGGCAGCCCATGCTGAAGAGGTCAAAGCATTATCATAGAGATGTTTGCCAAGATTAAACATCTTCTCATCATAGAGGCCACGATCAAATAGATTTACAGCTCGAGCGGCCTCTTCTCCTGCGATCCCTTTTGCTTGCGCTCCCATAC